ATAAGCTCCTGGTCCAAAAGAAACCCAGTCTCTACCTGCAATGGAAACAGAAGGAGTCTGAGGATAGTCGTGAAAAGTTCCATCTGGCTGACCAAAGGTTACAGTTGCGTTAGTGCTATAGTATATCCTATTATATTCTGTTGGTCCAAGGGTGAGTGAGAATGGTAACAACATTTCAAAAGATCCATCATCGTCTCCAGTAACAGTAGACATGTTGCATACTAGTGGCGTGGCATGTGAAGATGTTGCTATAAAGAAAGAGCCCCCTACAAAAAGTAGGGAGCTAGCCAAAACATATGATATAAACCTTTTCAACTCTCCCAAGTCTCCCTGCTAGTCTAAGACTAACAAGTTTATTATATCACGATGGGATTATTTAGATAGTTCTTTCCACATTGCCTGGATATCTTCAATCTTTAATAAAGCTTCAAGGACTGTCATTTCTAGTAGCTCTTCTTGGTCAAGACCAATTTTTTCAGCGTACCGTAAAATCTTCTGTATCATTTAAAGTTATCCTTATCATCTTCTAGTAGTCTTTCTTCTATGTCTTCTGGAACATTGTGTCCAGCCAGCCGATGTTCTTTTATGTGCTTAATCATAGCTGGTGTACTTTTTGTGCGGAAAGATACTCCATTAGTTGAGTGAGCCATTACTGTTTTTGGGGCTAGCATGCATCCCATGCACTCTAAATGCCCTTGCATGTTCATAAATAAATATAGGTCTGAGTGAGAAAGTCTAGCATATGACATTATTTTTCACCTTTTCTTTTTTCAAATAACTGAGAAGATATTATCATGTCTGCGGTTGCTTTGTTTACTGCTACACCAGCGTTCCAAAGAGTTGCCAACCTTAACAATGCTTTTACGTCAGGGTCGTGTGGTTGTGCTTCCAGGGGATCCCAAAAGAAAATAAGAATATCAATTATACCTTCAGATATTGAAGCACCAATTTGTTGGTCTCCACCTAAAGGTCCACTTAAAAATTTTGTAATAGGCAATTGCAATTCGTTTTGTAACAAGATTCCAGTATTGCCAGTAGCATACAGGTGATGCTTGCTAAGAATAGAATGATTAATCTTGCACCATTCTAGTAAATCTTGTTTTTTATTATCGTGAGCAACAAGGGCAATATGTCTAGTTTTCATTAAATCAAATCTTCTGTTAGGTGGTTAAATTGTGGCAAAGGTTCTAGGTCATCAAATATTCCCATTTGATTATGTGGTACAGATAGCTCTTCGTCACAGCAATCTTCGTAGTCATCCCATACTGCTGTATACATGTCTGCATAATCATATAGGGGCTTTTCAACCTTATGTAATAGGTTTAACATTTTGTTGGCAAACCAGCGAACTACTGGACCAGCATCTTTTTCATGATGTAGTTCAAATTCCATTTCGTTTCCTCCTGTCCCAAATATATCTTTTTACATTAACATAACAGTTTAATGCTACAAATGTAAGAATAAGAAACTCTGCTACTGAATGTGTAAGTTTCATCTATTGTCCTTTGGTAGTGCCTGAATAATAGAATAAAAACATTCAGCAAAGCTCGCTGCCTCTACAGCAAAGTCTTCTATGTGTGATTCTTTTGTTCCAATACGACCAGCAATATAATGCCTTAAAGCATTAGTGTAAATGTCCATTAAATCTTCTGTTGATTTAATTAAATAACTTTTAGCCATTAAAAATCTCCTGGGGCTACCTGTAAGCAGGTAAGACCAATTTCACGCCACATATCTACCACTGAGTTGCGATCATCAAGAACACATAAAATGTCATAGTCAGGTGCAATAAGACGTTCGTAAATTTCTCGTTTAACAACGTCATCCTTTCGATAGTCTCCATACTTACGCATGTATAGTTTAACAAATGGTGGGCAGTTAATTGTTAGCCACTTGTAGGTTTCATCAAAACAGGAATCATCTCTTCCAGATAAGAAAATTATCTTATGTCCTGCCCTCCAAAGACAGTTTACAACCTCAATAATTGTTGTATCTGGACTATCTGTCAACACCTTTGTATAGTCAAAAATCTCACGATCATTTCTATGAGATACTGTTCCATCAATATCTACAATTACTGCACTACGCATGTCTGTTCCAATTCTCTAAAAATGGATCTTCATATTCATATAAAATTACTGGAGTTAGTTCGCCCATCCAGGCACCTGCACAATTGTATGAAATATATTCTTCTGCTTCCATTACATCCATGCCATCACGCTCAACAAGTATCTGTAGCATCTTTATAAATGAATATGTTGCTAGTGTTGGTTGACCACACCGTCTTGAAAAACCAATAAAGGCATTTTCAAATCCATCCATCAACAGCATCTCTTGATCTGTTTCGTAATAAATTAAACTTTCTAGCTCTGTTTTATTCATTGCCGTTATCCATTATCTTAACAATCGTACAATTTTTAACTTGAATTTCTACAAACTTTTCATCTTTAGTGTAAATTGTATCTTTTAAAACTTGAGGTGCTTCCAAAAAAGTTTTACCATCTACAATCAATGCGTGTGTGCGTTCATGATTTAACATAACAAATACCGAATCTTTATTTGCAAACTTTAATTTTCTAATTGGAAAATGAACATCTTTAAATGGAAAAGATGATCCACGCCAGTTATGCTTTACTTCTACTTCATATTTTTTTTCATCAGATACGAGGTCTATCCCATATTTATCAGGATTAACCCATGACTTAATGTTATTTGCACCAAGCCATTTTATTACTAATTCTTTAGCATCATCATTAGCATCGTACAGCTCTTGACTAAAAGCTTTATAGTTCATTACCATCCTCCAAGACAGTTATTTGAATGTGTGTGTATCCAAAAGTTTCCTTCTAGATGTTTTTTGGTTGGTGCATAAAGCTCTGTGCCACAGGCACCACAATCATGCGACCATTCTTGTGCAAAGAAATCGTACTGAAATCCTTTTTCGTACTTAATCATTTAATATCCTTGTTTTCGGTATATCTATAATACACTATACAGGGTAGGTTTGTCAAGTTTATTCTTCGTATAACTCATAGGCAATAAAGTCAGTATTGTCTACAAACTCTTCATGCTCTATTCCATCTACAAAAAACTTTACTTTTGAAAAATATGCACCATGAGAAACAATTTCTCCAACTACTTGTTCATCAAGTATCCAAACTAAATTACCAGCTGTCATTTTGTTCCTCTCGGTGGATCGCCTTTTGCTCCGTCAAAATAGCATTTGACACCAAAAGATTCAATAAGTTTTCTAACCATTTGTAAATACTCCATAAATGTTTCCATCTGTGGAGCGTTCATTTCCATAATTTGATTTTCATAAATACGAATACCAATGTATTGGTCAAACTCTACAAAGTCTACAACAAGTTTTGGATATGGGGGCTTTACCTGATGTACTGCAACAGACATTTCTTTGGTAAATTTAGCCATCTGACACCGCATCTAAGATCATAGACCATACCTCTTTTGTTTTATGCATATTTTTAGAGGGACTTGGTTCTCCATCTACTAAGTATACACCACCCCAAACTCCCCATTCTGAGTTTGTTGTTCCGTGATTAAAACACTCTGCTATAACAGGACACTGCAAACAAATAGTTTCATCAACTGTTTTTGCAAGTATTGGATCTTCTTCATACTTATCAAAAAACATTTCACGGTCAATGGCACGACACTTAGCTTTCATCATCCATTCTTCATCTAACATACTTTGCTGGCACTTCCCAACCATTTTCATTTGGCTCGTAGGTTTTATAGAATCCCCATTTGCCATCCCTTAGCAAACCGCCCTTTGACATTTCTCCAAGAGAGTCTGCCTTCCAGTCTACAATAGTCCAGCCATCCCAGTAAAGACCCTTGTTCTTTTCTACTATAGCGTGTGCTTCTTCGTAACCAATTATTGGCATTTATTTTCCTTAGTATCTGTAGAATGAGGCTGGAATTTTTAGTTGTTCAGCCTTGCGGATAAGTGCATCATGATTCTTGTCAGGATCTGACTTTGAATTAAATGACACGATGTGGTCAATGTTGTAGTTTTCTAAATTTTCTAAAACATCTTGGTACTTAGCACGAGCGAACTTAGTCCAGATTTTTTTCTGCTTAAACATATCCTCTGACCTATTAATAAACTCTGCCGTATAACCATTTATTCTTCTTGGTCCTGCGGTTAAGATCTTAATGTGCTTTTCTTGGTAGCCGTTTTTATGTAGGTTTTCTTCAATTGCAACTACAACTCCACGCATAAATGTTGGATAGTCTCCAAAATCTTTACTACCGTATACTAAAATTTTCATAGCATTCCTAATTAACTAGATCAACAATAAACATTTTTCCTGAACGCTTGTGTTCAAGGTATCTTGATTGGGACTTAATTCTATCATATACTTGAGACATTGACAAGCTTGGGTTCAACTCTTTTACTGCCACCCATTTTGCTGCCATCAGTGCACTAGCGTTTGATGTTCCAACAGAGTTTGCTGTTTTGTTTTTTGGTGCTGCTGCAAACATTGTTCCTAGTGCAAAGAAGTCACTAGATGCTGAGTTGTTACTATAAATTGCTGGTGACATTTGCTTTCCATATGCTGGGTCCATAGCACCAACTGAAACTGATGAAGGAACACAGGCAGGAAAGTCTATCTTAGAATAGTTAGATCCATTTCCAGTAGGAAAAAACGATGGGATGTTCTTTGAGGCAAGAGAATTAATTGCATTTTCAATGGGAACATGGCTAGTGCAAGCATTTTTTGAAACATAAGACTGGCTCATGTTTACTGCAACAATGTTATAGGTTTGATGGTTATTGTTTACCCATTCCAATGCTCTTTGTACAGCAGTTAGTGACGTACTTGCTCTAAATCCAGTAGCTGTCATTGGAATAATTCTAATGACAACAAGATTAACGTTTGGATTGTTCTGAGTAATTACTGAAGCAATCTGTGTACCATGATAAAAACCATTCTTGCTGGCTCTTACTGGATCTAAGGTTGCTGCTCCAACACCTTCCATAAAATTAGTTCCATTTGGACAGGTATTAAAGTCAAGTAGGCAAACCTCATGTACAATTTTTCCAGAAACTAAACTATGCGTAGCATCAATTCCTGTATCAATTACAGCAATGGTGGGCTTTGTGTTACCCTTTGCTGAGGTTCCTACCATAACTAAAAGTAACGCTAATCCAATAATAGCAATAATACTTTTCTTCATCTTATTTTCCTTTTGTTAGTTGGGATTTATATTATATCAATTTAATTGCTAGATGTCAAGCCACTCAGGGTGTTCGTATGTCCACTTGACAACCCTATCAATTGACTCTTCGATTGCCATTGGATGGGTCCATCCAGACTTGGCAAGATTATCTCCGCTTAATGCGTAGTGCATATCATGTCCTGGTCTTTCTATATTTGGATCAACTAGGTCATAATTTAATGTTTTACCTGCTGCATCTGCAACAAGTTTGGCAAGCTCTAGATTGTTTAGTTTCTTTTCTCCAGCAATATGCATTCTTAGTGGTAAGTCTGCCTCTCCATATTTTGGAAAGTCCTGCTCAAGAATGTGCATCAAACCCGATGCTAGGCTTCTTGCATGTAGATAGTATCTACTTCCAATATCGCCCTTGTTAAAATGAACAATGACTTTTTCATTGTTGTAAATTTTTTTCATAACCATAGCCATGTATTTTTCAGAGTCCTGTGTCTCACCAATAATGTTCATGCTATTTACAATTCCAATTGGAACTCCATAAGTTCTCCAATAAGAAAGAGCTATGTCTTCTTGAGCAGCCTTAGATGCTGCATAAGGATTGCTTGGAAGATGTAAATCCTTCCACTCTTTATTTGTACGATGCTTTGATCCTGGACCATATACCTCATCAGTAGAGATATGTAAAAACTTTTCTACTCCCGTTTCTCTAGCCCAATCAAGCATGTTGCACATCAGAGAGACGTTATTAAGAATAAATGGTGTTGGATTTTCAATGCTTCTATTAACATGGCTTTCACTGGCACAATTAATTACATAGTCAACCTTACCAAACTTAGCATATGTTACTGGAGACAGTGGCTGGGCAAGATCTACTGGAACAATTTTTACTCTAGATAATCCCATAGGACTTCCTTCTAGAATATAATTAATTCTATCTTGAATACCTCGATGCTTGTATGTAACTGGCAAAACAATGCTATTACAGTCAGTGGTTGCCAGGATGTGCTTAACAACATGTGCACCCATTAGCCCACTTGCACCAGTAACCATTATTCTTTTCATTGCATATCTCCAATAATTCTATCTAGTTCCATCCACTGTTTAATACAGTTTTCTCTTGTAAATCTATTGTTTATATACTCTATTTGTGGGGCTGGGTCAAACTTATTCTTTCTAATTTGCTTAATTGCCTTTTTTATTTCTTTTGTAAAAACTTTTATCATTTCTTTTTCACGCTCTTCCATATCTTTATGCGTTACTGGATAGTTTTTAACAATTTTTGCAAATCCATTTGTTGTTTCTGGTAGGGCTCCAGCATCAGTGGTTACTACCTTAACCCCAGCACTCATAGCCTCCATAACCCCAATACATGCAGTTTCTTCAAATATGCAGGGGTAGGCATAGATGTGAGACTTTTGTAGAGTATCAACATAG